TCAGCAGCCTGCTAGAGCACCCTCTGGGATCAGCGCGTAGGCATCGGGTAACGCGAGGGTAAGCTCGGTCAAGGTGCCTGTGCTTTCGCTCAGCATCATCCTCGTGCCGGCGATCAGCATAGGCTCGTCCTCTAGATTGGCGAATTCATCAGTGACGCGCGTCGAGGTGTTCGGGTGCCAGAGCTGCTTGCCGGCGCGCCAGTCCTGCACGGTGCGAATGGCCTTAACGCTCTTTCCCACCGCGACGGCGCGCTGCCATTCCGCGCGCTGGCGCAGCGTGACTGACGTTCCCTCCATCTCGGCCAGCACGACGGTCGGGCGGTATCGGGTCACAGAGGGATCGCGGATCCGCGCAGAGGGCGCGACGCCGGGCCCGTCCGGCGCATCCGGGTTGGGGCCGAAGACCAGGCCCAGCGCGGAAGGCGCGGCGGCCGCCCCCATCACGACGTACTCGGAGAAGAGCTCCTTCATGGAAAGGGTGGTGGATCCGCCCTTGATGTTCCCCTTGTCGCCGCCGAGCTGGAGGCGCGCGGCAGCCTCGCCACGCATCCCGGCGCGCGTAAGAACCAGGCCGCCCAGCCCATCTGCCACTGGCAGCACGGCGCGCGCGCGGCATCCGCGCTCGATAGCGTCGAATACGGTTTCGCCTGGTTGGATGGCGAAGCGCGGGATCGGCCTGCCCATATCGACCTCTGCACGGACGGGTATGCCGAACGGCGCGCACAGCCGCCGCGCGATTTCATCCAGCTTGAGGCCCGACATCTCGAAGGGGCGCTGGATCGCGGCACAGTCGAACAGATCGCCCGTACGATCTCGGCCGCGCACAATCACCTGGTGGGACATGGCGTCGTAGTTGATCTCGACGTCGTCGATCCAGCCGGTGATCAGCACCTCGCCGTCCACCGCCACTTTGCAGGCCATGCCCATCTGGATCTTCCGGCGCTCGCTCTGGCCGGGCCAACGCTCCGTGAGGCCCAGCGCGAAGGCGCCGGCGATGCGGTCGATCGAGCGCGTGATTTCCAGCTCGGTCCACCCGTCCCAGAGCGTCTCTCCAATGCCGAGCGTCACCCGGGTGGTGCCCTTGGCAAGCTTGCTCTCACTCATCGGCCAGCACCTCCAGCGCCGCGCCGGGGGCGAGGAAGCCAGGATGGCTGACCGCATTGCGGCGCGCGATGTCGCCCGCCCGGTCCACCAGGTTCGCGAGATTGTCCCCGTCGAGCTGGTAGGCGAGCGCCAGGGTGCTGATGGGCATGGCCGGCGTGACGGAGATGACGCGCGGCAGCGGCGCGGCGGCCGCCGTGACGCCGCGGACCCAGGCCGCGCGCAGATCCACGATGGAGCGCCAGGTTGCATCAAGGCCGAGCGCGCCCAGCCGATCGGCCGAGGCATCGAGCGCATCCGCCACGCGGTCCCGCGTCGCGATCGCCTCGTCGCGGCTCGGCCAGCTCATCGTGTCGCCGAGGCGGGCGGCGGTCATTGCGGCCGAGGCCCGCACGACCTCATCCACGACTTTGGCGTTCAGCGCCTCGGCCCGGCGGGACGGAGTGTCGGCCAAGGCTTGGGGAAAAGCGGGCGGCGCGGCGCCGTCAGCAACGGCCAGCAGGGCGTGCGGCCCCTGCCCAGCCTGCCCCAGGGCGCCAACCGCCGTGGTAATGAGTGTCACGGCGCCGGTGGCACGCGTCGCCGCATCGGCCGCAGGCGCCGTCCATGCCGCCAACAGAGCGATGGCGCCCGTCACCTGCTGGGAAAGACCATAGCCAGCCGCAACAACGGAAAGCCCACCGGCCACCGCGTCCAGCGTTTCGCTGAAGCTCTCGCCCACGAACTCTTGCAGCCCATCCAGCGAAATGAGCCGGGAGGCGTCCGAGATCAGCTCGGCCGTGGCCGTGAGGCCAAGGCGGTCCAGCACGCCGGAGGTGACGCCGGTCGGTGTCTTCTTCGGCCCGTCATAGATGCTGAAGCTCGCCTCGTAGGCGACCAGCCCAACCTCCATGCCGGAGGACATCCGCCAGCTGGTGACGGTGACCTGCACCTCTCCGTAGAGCGGATGGACCAGGCGCCCGACCCCCGGCTTGTCGAGCGCCGCCTCCAGGCGCTTGGCGCGCCCAGCGAGGCCGGTGCCCACCAGGAAGAGGCTGATCGTCAGGATCCGCTCCTTGCGGCCCAGATCCTCATGCAGGACCTGGTCGCGCAGCGGATAGACATGCGTGACGATGCGGCGGCCGCCATCCTTCCCGGCGGCCGAGACACCGAAGGCCACCCCCCGGAAGGAGGCCGGCCGCAGGGCGCCCACCAGGTTGGTGACGGTGGCGAGAAGGCCGCTCATGGCAATGCCATCACGCGCCCGGTGTCATCCGTAGCGCGGATCCTCAGGCGCCGGTCATTGGGCTCGACGCGGGTGACTTCGACCCGACCGTCCAGGATCCGGATCTCCAGCTCGCCTCCGACATCGACCCGCTGCCCGGCGAGGCTCCCGAGCGGCTGAACATTGGGCACGCGCTCACCCGTTTCCGGATCGAAGGCGCTGGCCCCATTGACAGTGCCGCGCCGGACCGTGCGCGGCAGGCCATCCGGCCCGGGGCCCACCGCGGGCTGCGCGGGCGCCGCGCCCGCCGGTGTGGCAGTCCCCGTACCGGGCAGGCGGAAGTTCTCGATCCGCTCGATGATCGGCCGGATCCACCCCCACACCGCGTCGAAGCTCTCCTTCACACGGTCCCACAGAGCGGAGAAGAAGGCAGGCAGCCCTTCCCACACGGCCTTGATGGCGTTGAAGGCGCCGCTCAGTGCGCCGCCCGTCCAGCCATCCAGGAAGCCCGCGAACGCGGTGAAGAAGCCGCGAACATCGCTCCACACGCCAGAGAAGAAGGCAGGCAGGCGCCGCCAGACATTCTGAATTGCGGCGATCTCGGGCGCGAAGAGATTGGCGAGGAAGCCGATGAAGGCGTTGAAGTGGCCCTTAACCCGGCTCCAGAGCCCCGCGAAGAACGCCTTGATCGGCTCCCAATGCTTCCAGATCAGCCAGGCGGCGGTGGCCAGGGCGGTGATGGCCAGCAGGACAACGCCGATGGGGTTCGCCCAGAGCGCCGCGTTGAAGGCGGCCATGGCGGTCCCGCCCGCCTTGATAGCGGCGAAGAAGCTGCCCAGCGCGGCCAGCATGGGCGCGCCCAAGGCCACCACCAGGCCGGCCAACGCCTTGATCAGGCCGCTACCCAGCCAGAGGCCAAAGGCGAGCAGCACCGTGTTCAGGACACCGAACCACTCGATCCACCCCTTCACCAGCTGGATCGCGGGATCCAAGGCTTCGAGCAGGCGGCGGATCCGGCCGGTCAGATCCTCGATCACACCCGGGATGGCACGGATATAGCCGGCCAGGTTGGTGGCGATCAGGTCCCGGTTCGCGGCGATCCACTCCGTGACCTGGTCGATCAGCGGCGAGAGCACCGGCGCGAGGCGCGCGGCGATCGCGTTCCACACGCCCCGGATGGACCCCGTCATCCGCGTCATGGAGGTGTTGAACCTGGTCAGGGCCCGCGCATCGGTCTCGGACATGACCAGGCCAAGGTGCCGCGCGTCAGCGGCCGCGCGGCGCAGCCCGGCGGAGCCTGAGGCCAGCAGCGGGATCAGGGCCACCCCTGCCTCACCAAAGAGGGCGACGGCGGCCGCCGTCCGGCGCGCGCTGTCCGGTACGCGGGCGAAGGCATCGGCAACGTCGTTCATCAGCTGCTCGGTCGGGCGCACCTGGCCGCGACTGTCGCGCAGCTGCACCCCCATCATCCGGAAGGCGCGGCGCAGCTCCCAATTGCCGCGCGCTGCCTCCAGGGCGCGATCGCGCAGGCTGCCGAGCGCGCCGCTCATCGCCTCGGAGTTGCTTCCGACCAGGCTGGCCGCGTAGCCGAATTGTTGCCAGCCCTGGAGCGAGACGTTGACCGCCCGGGCGGCGATGATACTGGCCTGCGTTGTTTCCGCGACACTGCGCGTCATGGCCGCCAAGGCGGTGGTGACCCCGATGGCCGAGGCGGCGATCCTGGTGGTCATCAGCAGTGCCGCGCGCGAGATCTCGGCAAAGCCGGTGACCACGCGGTTGATCTGGGCGCGGGCCTGTTCAAGGTTGAGGCCACGGACGATGGAGGAGACGCTGGCGCCCATGCGCTTGACCGGGGCGGTGACCTTGTCGACCGCCTCGATGATCGCACGAATGGCACCCCGGCTCTCAGCCACGTCTTTCGGCCCTCTCTCTCAGGGTTGAGTGCCACTCAGCTGCTTCGCGCCAGGTGAGGGCCATGAGCTCGGAGGGCGGCCAGTGCCAAGCCTCCGCCAAGTCCGCCAGCGCTACGCGCCAGTTGCGCGGGCGGACGCGGAAAAAGCCTCAAGCAGGCGCCCGGCCAGGCCGAGGTCCCGCATGCCGATGGCGCCCGCCTCGCGCTCCGTCAGGCCGCAGACCTGCATGAGCAGCACGTTGACCTTGGCCATCTCGCCCGGCGCGGCGTCCAGCTTGCGCATCTGTGCCAGCGTGGGCTCGGTGACCTTGAGCCGGCCGACGAGTTCGCCATCCTTCTGCAGCGGCTTCCAGAGCTGGATGAAGATTTCGTCGCCCTCGAAGACAAAGCGGCGGTCCATCGCGAGGGCACGAAACGGCTCACCCCACTGCTCGACGATGTCAGCGATGCCAGCGATGTCATCCGCGCTCATCACCTCGCGTTTCCCACTCATGCCCTGATCTCCCTCGCGCGCTTGCCTTCCCAGCGGCAGGCGATTTCGCCCTGCTCGGTGGTGATGTTGCCTTCGCCGGCATAGACCGCCTCGTAGAGCGTGATGGTCTTGCCATTGGCGAGGTCGATGGTGACGGTGAGGTTCTCACCGCGCATGAGGGCCTCGACGTCGAGAGAGCCATCATCGGTGATGATGCCTTCGATGAACGGCACCTGGACGGCGCTGTAGGCGCCATGGACGCGGTCCGCGCCCGCGATCATCTTCTTCAGCGGAACGCCGAGGTTGTAGGTGAAGGAGCCCTTGGCATCCTGCACGTCACCATTGATTTTGAAGGTGATGGTCCCCGCTCGCATCATGGCGGCGATCTCCTCTGTTCGGGTGGGTTAAAGCCGGGGCTGCAGGAGGAAGGCGCCGACGCGGAAGCCATTGATGCAGTCGGGCGGGATGATGGCGTCCAGCCGGTCCGGATCGGTCAGGCTGCGCTCGACGACGAGGTCCGCCGCGAATTGCTCGCGGTTCTCCACCAGACCCATCTCCTCCCACACGGCGAAGCGGCCGATCAGCTCCGCCTTCGCGAGCTTCGGCGTCATCACCGGCTGGCCACGGCCGAACTGCGTACCGTCACTCGCGAGCTTGTGGCGCGGATACTTGGTCGAGAAGAAGTTGCGAATGTCATACCGCAGGTAAGAGATCGTCTTGACCGTCTCGACATTGAGGAACGACGTGTCGGCCGCGCCGAAGGCATTGGTCTGATACTCGGTCACGACGCGCTCGGTCACCACCGTGCCGCCCGCGTCCACCACCAAGGTGGAGATGCCCTTGTGCAGCAGGATGTCGCGCTGGGCACGCGAGAAGCGATCCTTCACGACGGGCGGCAGGATCCCAGGGATGGGGAGCGTCTGCACCGGCCGGGCCGGATCGTTGGTCATGGCGCGGATCCAAACGGCCGCGGCGGCGGCCACGTTGACCCAGGGCGGCATCGGGAATTTGTAGAGGGCGGGCACGCTGATATGCGGGCTGTTGCGCGTGACGCCATGGGCCGAGAGCGCGGCCAGGTCGCCCGTCTGCGGACGCCAGGCGTGGCAGTCCTGCATGCGCATCGGGCCGAAGCGGTCCACCAGGTCCGCCTGGAGCACGGCCAGGTTGGCACCGTCATTCCAGGGGATCACGATGTCGGTGAACCACATGTCGCCCAGCGCGGCGAGCGCCGCGGTGATGTCCGGGTTGCTGGCCCCGCCCGCCATGGGCGTGATGGTGAGGGTCAGGCCGGCCGCCAGAACGTCGTCATCGTAATAGGCTGTCCGGATGTCGATCTCATTGCCGGCAAGGCCCTTGTGGGTGGCGGTTATGTCCACCCGCGCCGGCGTCGTCGCGTTGGACGCGGTGAAGGGCGCGCTGGTGTCGGCATTGATGGCCGCCACCATGGCCGTCGCCGCCTGCACCGCCGTCATGCCCACCGTCACCGGCGCCCGGTAGCGCCGGCCGCCCACCATGAGGTTGGCGACGCCGGCGGCCGTGGCCGAGCCCGCGAAGAGCGCCTGGCCGACCGCCTGGCTGCCGCCGCCCACATCCAGCACGCCCATGGCCCAGAGCTCCAGCGTCGGGTTCGCGCGGACGAAGGCCGCGATCATGTGCGCGACATGAGAGCGCGCGCCATACCGGCCCACCGCCTGCGCGGGCGAGATGACGAGCTGGGGCGTGAGAGGCGGGGCGCTGCCCGATGCCTCCATCTGCCCGATGATGATGACGCGCGTCGGGTAGATCGAGGCAGCCGCCTGCATGCGGCTGTTGTCCACCTCGACGTAGTTGCCGGGCGTGCGGATATCAATCGGGATGTGCGTGAACGGAATGGCCATGGCTATTCTCCCCGGGTCAGGACGTGATCGGTGGCGTCGGCGGTCGCGTCGGCCGGCGTGGGCGGCTGGACATTGCCGATCGGCGGCACGTCCCAGTTCGCGTGGAAGATGCGGAATTCGCCGCTGGACGGATCGGCTTCCGCCTGCGAACGGTTGAACCTCGTGGTCCAGTCCAGCCGTGCGCCGTGACACAGCACGCCCGCCATCATGTACGGGACGCTCTCGACCAGCTGGGGGCCGAGCGGCGCGCCTGCGGGCAGCGCAACGTCGAGCAAGCCGCCCAGCGTCAGGTCCGCTCGGAAGGCGTCCCGTATCTGCTCGATCAGGTTGTCGAAGGTGATCTCGCTGGCGAGGGCATCCTGGATGGCCATGAAGCCACGGATCTGCCAGTCAATCTGGATCTGGCTCCGGGTGCTGGTGTCGTCGATCTCGCGTGTGGCGATGCGTCGGATGAACCACCCGCGCATCTCCGCCTCGCGGCGGCCTGGTGGTTGCCACATGAAATGCTGGGCGTGCTTCTGCTGCTGCACCGAATACCGCTCATAGGGGTGAACCACCCCGATCTCGGGCACGGCCTTGATGATGGCCCCGATGGCGGCCCGAACGCTCTCCAGCGTGGCGTTGCTCATGCGCCGCCCTCGATCCGGACGGCGGCGCGGTCCACTGCGGCCGCGAAGATCTCCATGGCCATCGGCGAGGCATAGGCGAAGCCGTCCCGGAACATGTGGTGTGCAGGCGCTCCATGCATCGCGATCTTGAAGCGGATGGCCCGGGCGATGCCCTCGGCCTCCTCGCCCGTCTTGCCGAGCTTGCGCTGGACCCAATCCAGCAGGGGCTCGATTGGCGCCCAATGTGGCTTGCTGCCGTCTTCGACAGGCGCGGCATAGGAAAGCGCGGTGCCAACACCGCCCCGGATCCGCGTGCCACTGATCGTTACCGGCAGGGCGCCGATGCTGTCGCGCAGCGTGCCCGCGCCGGAGGTGGGCGTGCGCTCCTTCACCTCGCGCTCGGCCAGCATGCTGACCTCCACGACGGCGCGGCTCATCTCCTCCAGCACGATGTCGGGCGTGCGGGCCAGCAGGCGGCGCATCGCCGCGTCGTCGAAGCGAAGGGAGACCGGCTCGGCCATCAGGGACGCCGGCGGCGGGAATGGGTCAGACGCGGGCCACCATGGCCGGCGCCCGGGGCGTGGCTTGCCATGCTCGACGCGGGCTGGACGCGCTTCGCGTCGATGCCAAGCAGATCGTAGTACCGCTGCCGGAGGCGCTCGGCCCGCTTGGCGAAGCTCTCCGGCTTGGAGGCGTGGTTCACGGCATCGGCCGGGATGGACGGGTTGCTGTCCCCGCTGGTGGCGGCGCTCACCTGGTCAAACAGAACGGCGGCGGCGTAGCTCGCCAAGGCCTCACGGTCCGCCTCCGGAATGCTGTCCGCCTCGTTGGTCAGCAAATGCGGCCGCGTCAGGGTCAGCCGGACGGGCGTGCCGGCCGCCAGCGGGCGGGTCAGCAGCAGATAGAGAGCCTCGGGCGCATGGTAATGCCCCCAGGTCGAGCCGGGCAGCATGATCGGCGGCACGATACCGGCCGGTGCCTCCACGGCGACGACGCGGTTGGCGCCGTCCGGCACCTCCAGGCGGGAGCCGCCCTCCGCCACCACGTCTTCGACGCAGCGGCGCGGGCGATCCTTGTTGTACTGGGCAACCCCCGCCGCGATGGCGCGATCGAGCTGCCCTGGGCTGATGCGACCAGCATCATCCCGGACCAGATCGGCCACCAGCGTGCGGAGATCCTCCAGCATCAGGCCACGACGGCCTTATAGGCGCCGCGGAAATCCACGACGGTGGCGCCGTAGATGTGCCGGATCTTGTAGGTCAGCTGGTCATTGCTGAAGTACGAGCCGGAGGTCGGGCTGTCCTGGACGAGCAGGGCGGGCTCCTCCTCACCATCCAGGAAGCCCACCTCCATCAGCGGGATGTCCAGCGGATCGGCCGTCGCCACCCAATCGTTCGCGTCGGTCCAGTACCAGACCGGCACGATGGTGGGCGTGAGGGACTGGACGAAGGTGGCGTCCAGGTTGGTGTTGCGGCGGAACAGGTTGGCCGCCGCCTCCTCCAGTTCGGGCGGCACCCAGAGGTACTTGGGCCCGATGCCCAGCTGCTCGCCCGAACCCGCCTCAGTCTGCTTCATCATGGCGAGGCGCGCAGCGGCATAGGTGCCGCTGGCCAGCGCCCCGGTGCCGAGGTTGTTGTGGGTGGCGTGGAACAGCGCCAGCGTGTCGTAGATGGTCGGGTTGGTCCGGAGGAAATCGAGGACGAACTGCGCCAGCGTCCGCTTGGCCGCGCGCGCCATCTTGACGGGGATGCGCTGGATGGCGCCCACATCGTCGTTCTTGATCATCTCCAGCGTGATGGTCTCGATGCCGCCACGCTTGACCACCGCGTAGCTCGCCTTCTCATCCGAGGGGCTGGTCATCGCGACGTAGGGGGCGGCTTCGGCCACCGTGGGCAGGTTGCCATAGCCGCCGAAGCGCGTGCGCTCCTGCGTCCGGAAGTCGCCCACGGGCACGACGGTGGCGAGCAGGCGCCACATATCGAGATCCACCGCCGCCCGATAATCCGCGATCATGCGGCGGGTCATGCTGTTGCCCAACACGTTGGCGAAGCTGCCGCTGTTCAGCGCCTCGGCGAAGCGTCCGGCCTGCTGGATGCGGCCGGTGACGTTGGTGTCCCCGGTCAGGGCCACGTAGCAGGCCTTGAAGCTGCGGGAGTGCTTGTGGTCCTTGTGGGCGGGGTCGAAGAACGCCTCCAGCATGCGGTCATGCTTCTCGGCCTGGTCTTCGGTGACGCGGAAGTTCTGCCCCCCGCCGACGCCCTGCAGGCCGCCGCGGCCGAGGCCGAGGCTGGCGAGGTAGGACGCTTCCTCCTGGATGCGCTGGGTCAGGGTGGCCTCCGTGAAACGGCCCTGACGCAGCTCGGTGCGCAGGCGCGCCTTGCTGGCGTCCGGCAGGGCGCAGGTGTTGATCTGGCCGTGCATGCGGTCGCGCCGGTCGATCAGCGCCTCCAGCATGGCGGTGGTCGCGGGCGGGACGGCGGCGGCGAGGATGGCGCGCAGCTCGTCATCCGTCGCCGCGTTGATGTCGGCCGGCAGCCTGGCCGGGTCGATCGCGGTGATTCCGGCGATCAGCTGCTCGCGCGTCATGCTCGCGGGGTCGGTGCCATCGCTCTCCGTCGTCCGCTCGGCGGGCTGGAGGGCGGTGGCCAGGATGGCCTGCAGGGATTCGAGCGTGGCCGAGGAGAGGTCCACACCCTCCAGCAGCGCCGGATTGGCAGCCTGGATCAGGGCGATGAGTTGGGCGACATCCATAGCGGGAGGGTTTCCTTCGCTGGCTTCAAGAAAGGAGATGACCTGCCCGCCGGCCCCAGGCTCGACGATCAGATCCACGGAGTTGACCTTCAGGAACTTGCGGGCGACGCGGGTGCCGCGCGGCCCAGCCACCAAAGTCCCGGAGACATCGACGGACAGGCCGAAGAGGTCCGTCATCTGGCGGGACACGGCCTCGCGCAGCCGCGTGGCCACCGGGTCGTCATCGCCGATGATGAGGGTGAGCACGGCCTCGATCGCGCCCTGGTCGGACGAGGCGCCCTCCACGAAGCGCGGCTCGGACAGGCCGCCGATCAGGTTGCGGACATCCTTGCCCGCCCCGGCCAGGTGCTCCCGGTCGCCCTTCACGAAGACGCGAGCGCCAGCAAAGAGGGGAACCGCCTCGCGCAGCACTGCATCGGGATAGAGGTTGCCGTTGTGGGAGAGGCCGGCGCAGATCACGCGGACGCGATAGGCACGGGGCGAGGCGCCCTCGCCGGCGGTGACCGCCTCCAGGATGGCGTGGCGGCGCATCAGGCGCGCGTGCCCGGCATGTCGGGCGTTAGCTTGCGACCGTCGATGGTGACGACGCGCCCGGTCTCGACGTTCCAGGCGAGGATGTCCGTCTCCGGGATATCGAAATACTCGGCGATCGCCGCGCGGATCTCGGCGTCCGAGGGCTTCCGCGTTGCGTAGTGCAGGGTCTGCCCCAAGGCGGCATCGGCCAGAACGGCCGCCTCGCCGTCCACTGCCACAGCAACCTCGACGCCAGCGGCCATGGCGGCCGCTGGATCGGCCAGCACGGCGCCGCTCAGGTCCGCCACGCGGCGGACCGCCTCATCGGCCTCGCCCGGACCCTCCGAATGCGCGGTGCCTGATCCTGGATTGCTGGGCGCCTGGTCGGCACCTTCGACCGCCTCGCTCGACACCACCGCGACGGCGGCGCCGGATTGCTCTGCAGGCTTCGGGGGTTTGGCCACGTATCATCTCCGCTCTGGCCCCAAAGCGGGGCGAGGCGGCACCATGGCGGTGGCGTCCGGACAGGGGCGGAGGAACCGCTTCCGTAGCCCCTGTCCGGGGCCCGGGATCCGCGCGGGACCGAGATGGGGGGTTGGAGGGTGTTTTCAGGACCGCCGTTAAACGGTGGTTAAACGGGTCCAGGCGGGTTTTGGCACCCTGGCCGGTATAACCACCCCGGGGAAGCCCCCAGGCGGCCCTGTGGAAGGCCGGCCGGATCGACCCTGGATCCTAGTCATTGAGCTCGGCCAGGGCACGCTTGTTCCGGTCCGCCGCGATCTCCTCAATCGTGAAAGCTTGACGACCAGGTCGGGACATCTTCCACGATGCCATGAAGGGCAGCGCGGTGCAGCCGCAATTGATCGTCTCGCCGATCGGCCCAGCCGGATCGCGCGGGAACATGAGCTTGATGCCGCCCGGCAGATCGAAGGGCTTGTCCACGTCGCGCACCTGGCCGTCGATCGCGTCATGCCCGAAACGGGAATGCAGCTTGCCGGAGCGGCGCCACTGCTTCTGCATCTGGGGCAGCACCTCCCTCGCCTGTTCCTGCCGCTGCTGCGTCGCTGTGGAATAGGCCCGGCCGAGGCCGTCCCGCACAACGGTGGTGGCGCGGCGCATGCCGCCCTCCTCCACGATGGCGCCCACCTTGCGCGCCGCCTCGAAGGGCGTCTGCGTCCCGATGGCGGCCTGGGCAATCTCCGCATTGATGCGCTGGGCGACCTTCGCGGTGATGTCCTTCATGCGCTCCGCGCCAAATTCGCGCATGGCGTTCAGCGTCCGGGGATCCAACGCCACGAGCTGGGCGGAGACCTCGACGCCGGCGGCGGCCAGCGGCGCGTCAATCAGCGCGGCCCCGGCATCCCAGCTGCGCGCGATTCCAGCCAGCAGGCTTTCCGTGGCCGGTTGGGTGACGGCGGCGAGCGCGCGCTGCACCTCGCGCTGCAGCTCGGTCAGCTGCCAGCGCCGATAGTCGGAGGGCGCCTTGGCCAGGGTCTCCAGGATGATCCGCGCGGCCGCTTCCAGGGCGGCCTTCACCTCGGCCGCCGTCTTGCGCTGGTTGCGCACCCCCTCCCGGAGGCGGGCCTCGCGCTCCTTCAGGAAGCGCTTCGTGCGCTCCTCATCCGTCATGCGGGCTCCCGCGCGTCACCGGGGGCCAGGCCCGGGATGGGTGCCGCGGGCAGGCCGGGCGGGTCGACGAACACATCCGCCTCGGCCGCCTTGGCCAGCTCGACGCGGGCGCGCTCCAGCTCCTCGGCCGGGTCCACCTCCAGGCCGAGCGCCTCGGCCGCCGTCGTGATCAGGCGGACGGCGCTCTCCATGGACATGGCATGCGCCTGCATCGCCTGGACCGCCCCCACCACCACCTGGGCAAAGACGGTGGCGAACTTCGCCACATCCTTGGCGGTGAGCGGTGGGAATATCGCGCGCGCCTGGTACTCGGGCTCGCCCGCCAGATCCGCCATGCCGAGGGCGGCCAGGCGCCGGCGGATGACATAGCCGCCCACGTCCTCCAGGATGGAGCGCCAGAGGCGCTGCCGCTGGGTCATGACCTTGTAGGTCGGCTCGCCCATGCTGGAGGCGGTGGCGAGGTTCACATCCCCACCATCGGCCATCCAATGCTCGGGGATCGACGCGCCGCCCAGCACGTGATTCCGCACCATCCGCGTCGCCGCGCCCGCATCGGCCGAGTTGAGCGTGGGCGTGAGGAGATTCCATTCCTCGTTCTCATTGTGAAACCGCACCGAGAGCGGCGCTGGCGGCGGCGTGGTGCGCGCCCGCTCGTCCAGCATCTCCTGCGTCGCGCCGGTCAGCTTCACGTCCCAGGAGACCGAGCGCAGCACGGAGGCACGCTCCACCTCGCCGAACATCAGCTGCTCATGCGCGTCCACGTGATCGGCCGAGGCCAGCAGATCGGATCGGCCGCGCCGGCCGCTGGAGAGGGTGTTGATGCGCCAGTAGAAGCACTCGCCCCCGGTCATGGCGGCCCGAAGCGCCTCGGTCCGCTCGCTGAACAGGGTCACCTCGGAGGCGGCGTAGATGACGCGCCAGGTGCGCAGCTCGCCCGTGTTGTGCAGGTCCCGCGTCTCGACGCCGATGACCACCGCGTCATTGTCCGGATCCGTGATGACGGAAACGATGCGCGAGGGATCGATCTTGGCCAGGCGCACCACCCCCGTGATCGAATTGCGGTGCACTGGCCAGACCTGCTCGCCGAAGATCGCGAGCTCCCGCACATGGGAGGCGAGGTTGATGTCCAGGTTGTTCAGCGGGTCCGACCAGAACTCGTGCAGCCAGCGCTGCGCCTCCGGGTTGTTCGCTTCCAGACGCACCCCTTCGCCCAGCAGGAAGGCCACGGGCAGCTCGATGAGACGGTTGGCGAGCGGATTGCTCTCCCACAGATATGCCGCCACCTCCTGCATGCGGGTCTGGTCCATCGGCACCAGGTCACGCTCGCCGATACGGCCGGAGAGGCGGGACCAGCCGGCGTCATTGTCCCGGCCGGCGCCCGCGCTCTCCAGCGGATCATCGGGCGCGGCCTCCACGAAGCGCGCCATCCGCTGCACCACCCCCGCGACGGCGTTGCGGACCCCCTTCAACACCCTCATCAACGCCTCCTCATGCTGACCCTGCGGCCGCCGAACATCGCCGGGCCGAGCCCCCGCGCCGGCGGCGCCGGCGGCCGTGTCCCCGTCGCCCCGGCCGAGACGGCGCGGCCAAGCGAGACGGTCCAGAGCATCTCCAGCGCGTCCACGCCGTCATCGTGATCCACCATCGGGTAGTGCCGCATCTGGTCGAGCAGAACGGTTTGGCTGGCGTGCAGCCGGATCAGGCCATTGGCGACATGCGGCTGCAGGCGCTCGATGCGCAGCTGCTTGTCGCCAAAGGGCACCACGGGAATGGCGGGCACGGGAACGCCACGGGCGGCGCCGCGCGATACCAGCGATGTGCGGAAGAACTCCTGGAACTGGACGCTCTCGATCGCCCAGCGGAGGCAGCGGTACTCCTCCTCCAGGGTGATGATGTCCTCGATCATCCGGTCTGGCAGGCGGCGGCGGATCAGCGCCTCCACCACATCCAGCGTGCCGGTCTCCCGGTTTGCGCCGCCGATCAGGATGGCCGAGGGGTCACGGCTCTTGTTCTGCTTGCCAAGGCTCGGATCGCAGGCACCGAAGAACACCCAATCCGGCAGCCGGTTGACCCAGAGAGTGACCGTCCCGAACAGAGCATCGGCGCCGGAGACCGGGTCGTTCTGCTGCTCGCTGTCGAAGGCGTGGGTGCCGATCTTGACGCGCAGCTTCATCAGCGCGACCAGCGGCCGCACGCCCGGCCAGGAGACGACGGCGCCGCGGTCCATGCGCACCTGGTGCTGGGCGTAGTAGCGATCGGCCGCGTCGGGGCCCTCGTTGCGCAGCAGCTCCTCCCACCTCTCCCAGGCGGTCATGTCGTCGGGCCAGCGGACGATGCTGGCGAACTTGGCCGCGCGCCAGAGAGGGTTGCGCTGCTTGCGCAGCAGCACGCCGTCGTAGTGAAGCGTGGTGCCGATATAAATGACGTCCAGCGAGCCATCGGCAGCGCCCACATTCAGCACCGCCTTGTCGACCCACCCTTCCAGCTTATCCCTCTGCTCGGGCGAGCGGACGTTGTCGTCATTCTCGATATCGTCGAGCACGGCCAGGTCGGGCCGGTGGGGGCCGTGGCGGCGGCCGCGCAGCCGCTTGCCGGAGCCGACGCCCTCGATCTTGACGCCGGAGCTGGTCACGATGACCCCCTCCTTCCACGCCGGACCACGGCCGCAGATCTCGGGGAAGTCGAGCGCCAGGCGCGGGTTCGCCTCCAGCTCGGCCTTGATCGCCTCCAGCATCACGGCCGCCTGGTCGAAGGCGTCCATGAGAATGAGGATGTAGTGCTTCATCCGCTTGGCGATGCACCACAGCGGGAAGAGCTGCGAGCAGATGGTGGACTTCGCCTCGCCACGCGGGGCGGCGATGACGTCGTTCTGGCCGCTGGCCGTGTTCAGGATCTCCGGCAGGCGCTGATAGAGGTAGTCATGCAGGCGCGAGCGCGCATCCGGGTGCTTGATGTAGTGCGGGAAATAGGTCCGGCAGAAATAGGCGAAGCCATCCGGCGCCAGGGCCTTGGCGCGACGCTCCGCCACCTGTGCGGGGGCGTTGTCCAGGCCGGTGACCTCAGCCTCGATCCGGCGCCGGAGATCGGCAGCCAGGTCGGCCATCTCGCGCGTGAATTCGGCCTTCGTCTTGGCGCGGAGGCGCGGGGCAGAATTCATCTCTGCACCGACCGCCAGAATGCGCTGAACCAGGCCTCCCCGGGTGTGGCCTGCCATTCGGCCCGGCTCCTTCCCAGGGTCACGTGATGGCGCCACAGCTGGCGCGCTACCTCCCAGGTCGCGGTGAGCGCCGCCCAGATGATCACGCAACCAAGCACCGCAAGGGCGAGGAAGGCCAGCGTGATGACGCCGGCGCCGATGAGGTAGGCAAGCCGATCGAGGTCGGACATCAGCCGCTCCTCACTCTCGGGTCCGGCCGCACCGATGCCGGCCGAATGATGCCGTAGTCCATGCTGGCGAGCGCGACCGCCACCAGGTTCCACACATGAAGCTCCGCACTCGGCCAGCACTCGACGCGCGCCTGCCGCTGCACCCGCTGGCGGTTCAGCTGCGCCGTTGAACGCCCCGTGAACGATGCCACGGAGTAGTCACGCAGCCGCCCGCCTCCGCTTTCGTTGCTGATGTGCATCCGGGCCAGCTCGGTGACTTGGCCGGTGATCGCACTGTGCAGTTCCACGCGGACGACGATCATGCAGAGCCTCCAATCCGACCCTGCGCGGCCTTCCCGACACCCCAATGCAGCGTGGTCCCGCGGCCGCTGATCGCCCCGGCGATGCGGTCCCGCTCAAACTGCCCGCCGCCGCCGCCCAGCTTCGGCCCCTTCGCCTTCCCGAATTCGATGCCCAGCGCATCGAGCGCCCGCTTCGCGAGGGCCTGATCAGCCGCGCGCTCCGCCTCTTCGGCGGGCAGCAGCAGATCCAGCAGCTGGCGATTGACGCCGAGCACGAAGCCCTCGCTGAACGCGAGCCGCGCGGCCGCACGGGTCTTGTTGGTGCGGCGCGCCTTGTAGCTGCCGCCCTTGGTGAAGTCCCGCATGCCGCGCTTATGCGCGCCTTGCACCACGCCATGCAGCCAGGCCGCGATCTCGGGCCAGGGCTCCCGGCCAAAATAGACGACATGCCAGACGCGCCCGTCATCCGCGCGCCAGTTCTGGCAGCGGCACACGTGGGCGATGCGGCTCCACAGCAGGTCCATCACATGCGCGCGGCGGCGGCCGAGCGGGATGCTGTGCTGGCCGCATTCGATCTGATCCGGCGAGAGCCCGTGCTCGCGCATCATCGCCATGGCCTTCGCGGCCGCCGCCATCGCCTCAGCCTCGGTGCAGCCATTGGCAGTTGTGCGGGCCATCAGCTTTCGGATGCGGGCCTTGATGGTGTCGAGATCATCCATCACAGCTCTCCCCGCCAATTCCAGAAGCCCTGCGCGCCCGTCGCCGGGCGCGGCGGAAGCGCACGCTGGACGTCAAGCATGGGCCACGCCCATTTCGTGTGATCCACGCGGTCACTGTCGGCGCGCAGCTCGGCCAGGTCCTTTGCCAGCACTGGCCGGCCGATGGTTGAGGTGCCGATGACGGCACTGGTCGGGAGGCCCATGCAGTGGCCGACAATCACCTCCTCCAAGAAGGCAATCGCAGCATCCACCTGGAGCGTCGTGGGCAGGCCCATGCCCGCCTTCTCCATTCGGAGGCCGTCCAGCAGCTCATCCACCTCCGTGCGACGCGTCAGGCGGGCGCCGGCATGGATGCCGATGCGCTGGCCCTGCACCCATTTCGGAGCGGCCCAGCCGCGAAACTCATAGGGCTTGATGCCCAGCACGATCATGCTGGCCCATGGCTGCCAGACGGTGAGGCATTTCATCACCCATACTCCCGCGCCAGCTCGACCGAGAAGGGCTCCAGCACCTCCAGCAGCGCCGGTGCCAGATGCGGATGCACTTCCGCCGCGTAGCGCGAGAGGCGCTGGAGGACGTCCGTCGCCACGCCCAGCCGGTTGAGCTGCGGCGAGGCCTTCGAGACCGCCGCCATGGTCTTGGTGAAGGCGTCGGCGAGGCGGGACATGACCTCGGCCTTCTGGAGCGGCGTCATGTCAGCCGCATCCTTCACGCCCTCGATCGTGGATTGGTGCATGGTCAGGTAGTCATCCAGGATCATCTGGCTCAGCAACGAATTGCCATCGCCGGCCAGCCGGGCGGCGGAGCGCGCGCGGTCCCAGTCGTCGCCGGCGCTCTCGGCGTCGCGCTTCCAGCGGCGGGCGCTGGCGATGGACACGCCGGCCTTCTCGGCTGCCGCCTCCAGGCCCAGCCGCTCATAGACGTAGGCCGCGCGCAGCTTCGCCGTGGTCTCCGGGGGATGGGCCATCAGTACTTCAGATCGTCGAGAGAGATTTTCAGCGCCTTGCGTGCGAGCTGGGCGGTGACGTTCGGGCGCTTCACACCCTCCTCGGTCCGCTTGCCCTCGGCCACCATGGCGCCGCGCTCGGTCAGCAGCGCGACCATGGAGCCGCGCACCACATTGGCCTGGACCAGGTTCCGCTCGTGCAGCCAGAGCAGCTCATCACGCACCTGGTCCCGGTCCGCGCTGATGTGGACGGCCTGAACCAGGTCCACCAGCAGGCTTTCATTGCCGGCCTTGCCGGGATCGTCATTGAGGGCGCGGAGGATGGCGATGCGCAGATGTGCGCGCCACGCCTCGGCCATGGGCTCACGATGGGTCACGTGCGGCCTCCGGGGCGGCTGGCGCTGGCCAGGATGTCCTCATGGCGGGTCAGGGCCGCCTCGACACGGGTCAGCAGGTCCCGATCCCCGCGCGATTCCGCGCGGATTTCGTTGAGCTTGCCGTTCATCTCCGTGATGGCGAGCTGGAGGCGGTGGATGTCCTCCTTGCTGGGCAGGTGCTGCAGATCCCGCTCGATCTTCTCGATCCGACGCCCGGTCTGCGCACTGTCGCTGGCCAGCGCGGCCAGATCCGCCTTGGTGGCGAACTCCCCCCGGAAGCGCCACAGCAGATAGGCCATGCCGCCCCCACCCAGCGTTGTGATCAGCGGCCACCAGGCCCAGACGTCGTTCAGCGTGATCGTGGACACAGGCGGCTCTCTCCGTGGAACGTGGTCAGTCGTACAGGGCGGCAATGGCGCGCAGCTGGGCGACGGCGGCGTTCAGGGCCGCGTCGTATTGCAGCAGCAGCTCACCGATGCGGCCTTGGGTCAGGCGCGCCCCGGGCGGCGGCAGGCTCGGCTGGGCGGGCGGGACCAGCAGCGCTGGCGGGGGCGCCATCCGGACCACCCTCACCTCCGGTGCCGGCGCGACGGAGGCGCAGCTGGTCAACAGCAAGATCAAGCACGGGAGCAGCCAGCGCAGAATGCGAGGGATCGGCACGGAGAGCCTCCAACTGGGTTTCGAGCCTCTGGCGCTCAGCCTCGGCGGCCTGGATGCGCTCAGTGACGGCCACCATCTCGGCAGCGTGGGCTTGGGTGAGCTCGGCCACCGCCGCGGCGTTGCGGCTGGCCGATGCCTCGGCGATCTCGGCCCGGCGCGCCCCATCGGCCGCATTGCGCTCCAGGCGGGACCAGGTGACGCCCACCCAGAGCGCGGTGCCGGCCGCCAGTGCCAGCAGCGCGAGGCCGAGATAGAGGCGCCAGCCCAGCATCACAGGCTTGCGCCCTCAGCCATCATCCGCACGCGCCAGCGTATGATGCTGGCGACGTAGCCGATGGTCTCGGCGCTGTGGCGCGGGCCGGTCACGCGCGACAGGCAGGGTGCGATGTCCACCCAATCCCGGGCGCCGCCGCAGAGCATCTGCGCGTTGATGATGTTCCCCGGGCCGGCATTGTAGCTGGCTTGGGCGAGGAAGTGACGCTCCTGCGATGGGCGCGGGGCGGACCAGGTGCGGCGCAGACGGGCCATGTAGAAGGCCCCCGCGTCGATCGCAATCTCGGAATGGGGGGAGACGCCGGGCGGCAGGCGCATGTGGCGCACCATGTCGCGCCAGGTGCCGGGCATGAACTGCGCGAGGCCCGCGGCACCCGCCGGGCTGACTGCCAGGGGGTTCAGCCGGCTTTCCTGGAAGAGCTGCGCGCGCCACGCGATCCAGTCGGGATGATCGGGCCACCAGCGTTCAACGCTGGCGCGGATCTGGGCGTCATACCGCGTCGGGAAGCTGCTGGCCTGGGCGGAGCCGCAGCCGACGAGCATGCCGAGCAGGATGCAGATGCCGAGGATGCGGGCGCCGAAGTAGATGCCGGCGGCGGTGGGCGAGTGCCTGAGATTGGCCGCGATGTCCCGGAAGACGATACCGGCGCGCCGGTCCAGCCATCGCGTCACCATGACGGCCGCATAGACGCCCACGGCGGCGTAGAGGAACTTCAGACCCATTGCGGTGATGAGGAAATTGTCTTCCACGGGGCACCTCCGATTGAGGTGTCGTGGTTAGCCCGCCCCGGGTTGATCGGGCGGAGGAAGCAGTTCCGGCCGCTACTCCGCCGCGTGGTCTTCCGGGGGTGCGAACAAATCCGGCTGGCGCGGATCTGGCAAGGCCGCACTGCGGACCATGCGGACCCAGCGCGTGGTGCAACCGAGCGCCCGGGCCACCTTATGGGTCGGGCCCTCCGCCGAGGCGATCAGGGCCTTACGGGTGCGCGCCATGTGCAGCGTCGGCACCTCGATCTTTTCGAGTCCGTAGCGGCCGATGAGCAGCTCCGCCGCCGCCATGCCGATGGATTGCACGAGCCGGTGCGCAGGGTCCAGCTTCTCGGGCACGTAGAGCGTCATGCCGCCATAGGCATCCACCAGGCGCAGCGTGGCCGGGATGTCGATCAGTTCGGCGATCTCGACCAGGCTAGCGGGCCAGCCGCGCATGACGGAGCGATCGAGCGTCATGGTGCCTCCGCCCAATCATGATCCATCCGGCCCTGCCGGCGCGGCTGAGGCTTGGTCGGGCCAGAGGCCTTGGCGTCGTCGTGCCGCAAGGTGTGGGAGAGGCTGCGCTCACGTGGGGCGATAAGGGTCAGGACCATCGCCGTCTCCGGCGCCCAGATGACGCGCATCGGCGCGTCGGCGACCAGGCAAAGCCAGGTCTCCCGCCGCTCCATGCCCGCCATCCGGACGTGCAGCAGCGCGGCGCGGCGATCGAGGATGTCGAGCACGAGCTGGAGCCAGTCCGAGCGCTTGAGGCGGCGGGGCAGGCGCTCGGCCGCCCGGATCTGCGCATGATCCGAGACGCCCGGTAGGTTCGCCCTCAGGCGGACCGGCGCCGGGGCGATAATGGGGCCGCGCTTGATGTCCTGGTGGATCTTCATGCGGGCGGCCTCGGTGGCGGCGGAGGGGCCTTGGGCACGTGGCGGAAGTGTGTGGGGAAAAAGCTGCTGCGCTCCTGGCAGCCCCAGTGCTCGACCGTGTCGTCCGTCCAGGCGCCTTCGTACCACTCCCGCTCGGAGGCTTCGTCATAGCGCCAGGTGAACCTAGCATCCCAGCGGGCGTAGCGCTCTTGCCAGGTGCCATCACGGTCCCACCAACCGATGAAGACGTGACGCCCGTTGCGGGGAGCGTAGCGGATCGCCCGCCAATCGTAATACGTGCCGCTCATGCGCCCCTCCGGCTGGCCGGTGCGGGCCGCTTCAACATGGCCTTCAACGCCTCGATCACGCGGGCCGCATCGGCGGCCGACAGCGAGCCCATGTCCTGCTTGGTCTGGCGGCGGATGAAGGCGCCCAGCGCCTCCTCCGAGGGGTTGGTGACGCGCCCGGTCTCGTGCAGCTCGATCCAAAGGCCGCGCATCATCCGCATCTGCTCGTCATTGGTGTAGCGGGAGCGGTGCGACCCGCCGCCCGGCCGTGGCGCGCCGGCGGCGTGCAGCGCATCCAGCACGCGGCCGAGATCTCGCCCGCCCATGGCGCGCAGACTGGTCTCCCCGCTCGTCACCTTGGCCAACCAGGCGCGCCAAGTGATGTCATCCTCCAGCCCGTCCACCTTGCGCCGACAGGCCTGGATGGCGACAACGAGGCGCGTGAGGCCGGCCGGGCGCGCAGCCGCGCGAGGCTTGGTCGCGGCGGCCGTCACGTCACCAGCTCCTCGGTGTCCGGCGTCACCACGAACTCCTCGCCGGCGCTGCCGATGGTCACGCCCGGGATGGCGCGCGCCTCCGCCGGGCTCGCCTTCATCGCCTCTCGATCGAGCTCGACCTTGCGGCGGAGGAATTTCTCCAGGCCCATCTTCTGGACCATCTCCAGCACTGCCTCCGGTGAAGTGACCCGCACGGAGGGCGGCAGGTGACGCCATTCGAGCTTGCCGGTCGTGAGATGGACCGTCTTGACGCGGCCGCCGCGTGTCAGCACGTCGCGGTTCGCGTCGGCCCAGGTCTGCACGCCCGCCTGCAGCTGCTTCATCTCCGCCGCCATGGGGGCGATGCGGGTGGCGACCTCCTGCTTGATGGCCGCGATCTCCTCATCCATCGCCAGCTGGGCGATCTCGATCTCCCGGCCGAGGGCACCCATGCGGGCGACCATGACGGCAGCGCCGTCGCTGTCGCTGGGCGCCACCACAGGCAGGGCGGGGGCTTTCATGCGCGTTCGGTTGGTCTTGGCCATCGGGGGCTCCTCAGTGCTTGGTGGATTGGCAGGCTGCCTCACGCCACGTCAGCTGGACGGCAGCGGCGATCAGGGCGAAGGGACGCGTGGTGAGCGGGCCGAAGCGCTCAGCCGAGGCACGGCCCAGCGCCATGGCGAGAGCCAGCAGGACCACGCCGATGGGCTGGTGACGCACGAGGTCGGTCACCTTTGCCTCCAAGGAGACGACGTCATCCATCGCGGCACTCCCCATGATCTCGCGCATGTCCAACCGCGCCTCTGCCACCTCGCGGGCGCGTGTCGGAAAGATGAACGGGCCGTTCATCGGGCCGCCCCCGGGGGCTGAACGACGATGACAATCGCCTCGCCCCGCTCATTTGCCGCGCGGCGGAGCGCGTCGCGCCGGGCCAGCGCGGCCTCCTCAGTGGGGAGCGTCTCCTCGTGGTTGCCCGGGGCAAGGCCACCGCCACGGGCGACGAGCTTCCATTGGCGACGTGCGTTCTGGATCTTCATGCCGCGGCCTCCGGCTGCTGGTTGAAGGGGCAGCTGCGGCACGCCATGAACATGCGGACCGTCTGGTGATTGGAGGGGTCGTATTTGCGGCGCTGCCAGGCCACGCATTCGTTCGTGGGCAACTCCTGATGCAGCGCCGGACAGGCGACCGTGTCGCCCATCCAGGCCCCACGCACCGCCTGCTCGACCCGACCGAGGTCACCCGGATATCCGCGCCGCAGGATCAGCGAGATTGTGGCGGGCGAGTAACCGAGGACGGCGGCCGCCTTGCTCTGGCTGGTTGTGTCGCAGGCCGTGGCCAGAACCAGGATCCAGGCGGGAGGCGCATCCCCCCAGGCCTCCCGCGCACGGTCGGTTGCGGATTGGGTGGGCTTCATGCGGCCTCCTCGGGCCACACTTGCCGGCCCAGATTTTGGTCAAAGACGATCTTCCCGCGCCGGATGGCGGGCGGCCTGGGGCCGGTGTTGCGGGAGGCGAGAAGCCGATAGCTGGCAAGGCGACGGCCAGTAACGGCGGGCTCGACCACGGCCAGGTATCCGGCGCGGTGCAGGTGTGCGACGTAGCTCTTCACGGCCAGCGTGGACGCGATGCCGGTGCCCGCCTGCAGGTCCGTGAGGCGGAAGGTCCCCAGCACTTTCATGGCCTGCCACAGGCGCTCCTGGTCGGTGGGCGTGTCGTCGATCGCGCCCGTCGCGGTCACACGGGGCGGCTCGATCCCCAGATCCCGGACGAGGCGGAAGCGCGCGGGCGCGCGCGGCGTGGGCTCGCTTAGCTGCTGGACGATGCCCGCGGCGACCAGGCGCCGCACATAGTCCCGCGTCAGGTCGCTGCCGGCGACGACGCGGCGCATCAGGTCGCGCAGCGTGAACTCACCCGGGGCGGTTTCCCGCACGGCCTGCCAAACGGCATCCTTGCCGGTCAGGCGCGCCAGAGGGCGGAGGACGGGGCGGCGCTTCATGCGTCCTCCCGCGCCTGGTTCATGGCATTCCAATAGGCGTCCAGGGCCGCATTCGCGCGCCGCGAGGCGCGCCACAGGCGCTCCTGCTTCGCCTCGGCCAGCTCGCTCGCGTCGCGGGCGGCGCGCAGCGCCTTGGTGCCGGCCTTAGGCTGCGCCAGCAGCAGCTCGTACTGCACGCGAGCCTGCTCAGCCGCAGGCAGGGAGGCGCGCCATGCCTCGCTGGCCGCCGCCGCTACAAGCGACAGCTCCTCGAACCGTGCGTGATGCAAGTCAGCGGGCTGAAAGAAAGCGACGCGATGGATCAGCCAGAGCAGGCCCTCGCGGGACAGATCCTCCGGCTTCGTGGGGAGAGTGACCTTGCCCATCAGAGGCTCTCCGCCACGATCTTGCGGATGGCACGTTCGACGGACGGCCAGATCAGCTCCTGCGCCTCGGTCAGTCGGGCCAGCTCGGCACAGGCATGCGGGAGGCACCGGCCAGCACGCCGGGCCGAATGCACCGCGTGGAACAGATCGGCCTTCACTTCGATCAGCGCAAAGAGCGCTGTGAAGACTGCCTCCGAATACAGCTGTCGCAGGACTGCCTTCGCAAGCTCGCGATCGGGTTGTTGAGTGACGCTGCCCATCAGAAGCTCCGCGTCGCGGGCGGCTTGCCGGTGTGCAGCGGCTGGCTGCCCCAGTCGGCGAGGGTGATGGTCTCCAGTCCCTCGCCCCGGGCGAAGACGTTGATCTGGTCGAGATTGACGCAGACGCGGCGGCAGGAGCCGTGCGCCTCGGCCACGACGCGGGTCAGCAGGTCATCGGCCACCACCAGGTTGGGGCAGTAGAGCCGCGCCAGCGCCTGCGCGTCGGGCAGGCTGCAGGGGGAGGCCTGCATCCAGTCCAGCACGCGGCCGTGGAAGCGCTCCCACCTCTGCAGCTTCTGCGGCAGATACTCCTCGCCGATGAGGATGATGCTGGCCTGGCTCTGCTCGTAGATGTCGCGCACCAGCTCGACCAGGTTGCGCGCGACCACGTGGTCGAACTCGTCAATGATCAGCGGGCGGCGCGAGAGGGCGAGCTGCTCGGCCACCTGGTCCACCATCTCGGTCACCGTCTTGGCGGGCACCACACCCTGCTGGCGAAGGATGGCCAGCAGCATCGCCTTGCGCGTCCAGCCGGAGCGCGCCTCGACATAGTAGGCGCGGAAGGCGCCGGCGGCGTGCGCGGCCGCGAAGCTCTTCCCGAAGCCGGACGGCCCCGAGAAGGTGGCGAGGCCGGGCAGATGCCCCGCGCGCTGCATGGTGCGGGTGATGAGGGCCGAGAGGGCGGTGATGTTGCGCAGCGCCGCCACGCCGCTGACAGGTGCTGCGGCCGCCGCGGGCGGGACAATCGTGAGAGACTTCATGCGGTCTTCCTCGTGGGGTCGGTTGTGGGGGAGAGGGCGCCGTGGGACGCGGCCACCAGGCGGGCCTGGAACCAGGCCTCCTGACGGTTCACGTCGAGCCAGCGGGCATCGGTGTCGGAGAGGGTTTCCCCCTCCGCGAGGGCGGCCAGGAGGCGCGTGGCGCGCCGCCACCAGCGGTCCTCATTGGTTTCGGTCACCTGGTAGGCGGGGAGCGGGACGGCAGCTTGGCTGACCAGCTCCGCATGCGCCTGGTCGATTGTGGGGTTCAGCCAATGTGGCGCGACCTGGGGGGCTTGTTCGATGACGCGGAAGCCTTGGCGCTCCGCCTCGATCCCCTCCGCCTTCTCGCGCAGCAGCTGGATCTGGCGGTCGTTCCGCTTGTCCTGGGCGATCTGCACCATCGTGCGGGGAAACTGAGGCGTGTGGTGCGCGTTCAGATGCGCGACGCAGACAAAGCGGTCGTCTTCCAGCGTGCGGATCCACACGCGGCTATTGTCGTTCTGGTCGTACCCGACGCGGACCTTGCTGCCGTGCAGTGGCGCGAGCGCATCGGCGAAGTATTCACCGTCACCGAGCGAGACCAGACCGCGCCGCGAAACGCGCTCGACATAGGGCCTGAACAGATCCTCCAACGTGGAGGCCGGCGCCATTTTTGGCGCCCACCCCTTGGCGCGCCAATTCGCCATGGCCTCGGCGGGGGACATGTGCCGGCGCTTACCCGTGGCATCCACGAACTTCGGGAGGCCGCGGTGCGGGTGATTGTTGTAGTGATCGATCACGCCGTTCAGGAACGCGGTGAAATCCTCCCAGCTCTTCACCTGGCGCGAGGTTCCCGTGGCGCGGATCTGTGTGGCGATCTGCTTCTCCAGGCGCTTCTTGAACTCACGGTCCATATCGCGGCCCGTGTAGGTCACCAGCTCGCGCGCGGCCGCGCGCAGCACCTTCATGAAGGCTTCGATCTTGCCACGGGCCTGGGCGCGGCCAGGTGTTGAATTCACCGCTGTCGCGCTGATGCGCGCCAGCAGGCCCACCGTCTCCGACGTCATGGCCTTGGCGATGAAGCCCGAGCCATTGTCCGTGTAGAACATCGCGAAGAGGCCGAACTGTTCGACGGTGCGGCGGATCGCGTCGCGAATGACCTCCGAGCTTTCGGCGAGCCCTGTGGAGAAGCCGAGGATGTAGCGCGTGGCCGTGTCCATCACGACCGCGACCTCCGGGTTGAAGGGGCGGCGGCTACGCGGGTTCTCGACCCAGGCCTTGAAGGTGTGGCCATCCGCCGTGACCGTCGCCATCGGCTCCAGGCCCTCGACGGAGCGGTGCTTGTAAGGGCGCAAGGCCAGCATGGCGTTGGGGCCGCTCCGCCCAGCCTCGCGCTCCAGCGGGGTCAGCTTGCTCCAGTAGGCGTGAACCGTGTGGTAGGAGGGCATCGCGATGCCGGGCGGCAGACCGGCCTCCATCGCGCGGACAGCCTCGGCCAGCTTCGGCCGCGACGGACGGCCCCACGCGCGGTGGAAGGCATCGCGCCAAGGCGGCGGCGGCGCCGGCTCTACATCGGCCGGGGCAAGGCCTGGCCGGCCGCGCTCCGCGAAGCTCGCCATCCATTCGTACATCGTCGTGCGGGACAGGGAGCGGGATCCGCTCTTTCCGCCGCGCGCATTGGCATCCGCGACGAGCGCCTGAAGCTCCGGGCGCAGCTTGCCGGCCCGCGCGGCTTCCACGATCGCGAGAATGGCCTGACGCTGGGAATGGCCTTCGCCCTCGATGCGCTGCACTTCAAGCAGCAGCGCCATGCGGGCTTCCATCGTGCGGCGGCGCCACTGCGCCATCTACGCCGTGGGGATCAGCGCTGGCACTTGGGTAGATGCGATGGCCGGAAGGCTGGCCGCGGCCGGTTGCGCCTGAACCTGCCGGCTGATCAGCTCAGCACGCGCCTCGGGCGGCAGCGCGCTGATGTGAAATTCGCGCCCGCCACCGCTTCCTGCCCGCGGCCTGCTGCACCAGCCTTCGCTGTCCGCCTTGAAGCGGACGCCCCGTTCAGTGCCAGGCACACCCGGGAGAGCCAGGGCAGCCCACTCGCGGGCGGTGCGCCACTGCGCGCTCATGCCTTGCCCCTCCGTGCGACTTCGGCGGCGGCCCAGGCCAGCGCGCCCTTTGGCAGGCGGCCCTGCAGTTCCCGCTTGCGCTCGCGCAGCTCCCGCTCCTGCATCTCCAGCAGCATGAGCTCACCAAGCGCGGCCGCCTCGGCGGGCAGCGCCTTCATCCCGCAGGCCGTGGCCGTGAGGGTCAGCAGGCGCGTGTCGCCCGTGGCGCGGCAGAGCAGCGGCAGCGCCTCCAGCGGGAAGCGCCAATCGGTGCCTGATGGGGCGCAGTAATTGTCCAGCATGCGCTTGGTGATTTCGCGCCCGTCGCTGTCGTCGCCCATCAGCCGGGACATCTCCGCCGCCACCGCGAAACGATCGAGGCCACGCACCTCGCGCGCAGTGGCCAACGTCTCCGCCAGCACCATGCGCACCTGCGGGCCGAATTCGTGGAGCGGAACAGCTTCCGGTGGTGCGTCGAAGAAGCTGCGCTGCTCGGGCGGGGGTGGGCGGCGCAGGGTCATGCGGCCCCCGCCGTCAGGATGCGCGTGCCGCAATCGGGGCAGCGGCCACCATGGTGCAGGGCATCGGCCGGACCGACCCATTCACAGCGGCATTCAACGCCATCGAAGGGCAGGTTGAACGGGGATGTGGCAGCGGATGCCTTGTGGTCCACCACCAGCGCGCGCTGGCCATGAAGCGCCGCCTGAAGCAGCGCGAGGGCGGCGGTGCGGCCGGTGGCCTCAAACCACAGCGCGCCCGCGCCTTCGATCATCGGAGCGCCATTGCTGCACCAGGCGAAGCCGGTGCCGCCGCGTTCACCCGCACTCCAATCCCAGCCGAAGGGCAGCACGAAGCGGGCGCAGTCGGTGCGTCGGGAGAGACGGGGCAGCGGCATCGGCCGCGCGGCCAGTGGCGAGCGCATGGACCAGGTGACCGGGTCCACAATCCAACCGAGGGCGGACATCACCCGGGCGTCCAGACTACGGCTGGCAGGCGCACCCTCGGCGACCATCCGGATGACGCGGCCAAGGGCCGTCACGTCCACCTGCGGCATGGCAATGCTGGAAAGGGCGGCCAAGGCGCTCAATTCGCGCCCCTCCAGATGTCGTGCGACTTGCACGTCGCGCAGACAAAGATGAGGCGGGTGGTGGTAAAGGTGGCGCGGCAGGAGAGGCATGCGCGCTCGATCCGCGGCGAGGTGCGCCGGGCTTCGATCGACGGCTTGACCCAACCCTGCTGCTCGGCGCGGCGTGCGCGCCTGGAGCGCGTAGGCTCAGGGGACGCGGGTTCCGCCTCGATCCGCCGGGGTTGGGAGTAGCCCTTCTCAGACCGGCGCTGATGCAGCGCGGTCAGGCTGCGCCCCATGAACTTGGCCAGCTCCGGCAGTGGCCGGTCCGGGCACTTAAGGAGGGCGTCCTCAGCCTCGGTCCAGCGCCGCCTCATGCGATGGCCGCCTGCAGGGCCGCGATGGCGTAGGCGGTGGCGGTGCCGGCCGCCGCAACCAGGGCGAGGCGCAGCAGCGGATAGCCGATGGCCAGCGCGGCAATGATCAGCGCGACAAAGGCGCAGAGGCCGGCGGAAATCAT